CACAGGATACCCTGGCCGGAATTCTGGCCGATCCTATGTCCGAAGGGCTGGACGAATTGCCGCTTAAGTTCGCCCAAACCCTGCAACAACTCGCAGCCGACGCCCTGGCGTCCGAAATCTTCGACATCATTGGACAGATCGCCAGCGGCGGGGCTGGCGGCGGCGGCGGCGGGGCCTTCGCTGCCGTCGCTGGACTGTTCGGCGGCGGCTTCGCTTCCGGCGGCCAGGTCCGGGGCGGTCAGCCGATCCTGGTCGGCGAACGTGGTCCCGAACTATTCACGCCACCAGGGGCGGGCAGCATCCAGCCGAATGTCAATATCAACCAGGCGGCCCAGGCTGCGCCGAATGTGACGATCAACAACATCACCGACCCGGCGGATATCCCGGCTGGACTCAATACCGCCGAAGGAAACGAAGCGGTAATGAATATTATTCAACGCAATCCCGACGCCGTGAAACGCGTTCTAGCGGGATAGGGGAAAACTATGTTCCACGAAGCACAGGCGACCGACTACATTGATTTGATGGTTCAACTAGAAGACCTGGCCGCGAACAGTCACGTCGACACGCTGGCGATCAATGTCGCCGGGACAGGTTGGGCGGTCGGCGACCAGTTCGACATCAACGGCGGGACCGTCGTCAACGGCTTGAACGCGCGCGGCGAAGTCCTGGCCGAAGCGGGCGGCGTCCCGTCATCGATCCGCCTTTACAACGGCGGGGCCTATACAGTGAACCCTGGCGTCGCCGCAACGACGACCGCGATTTTCCCGTCCGTCGGGATCAATCTGACCGTTGACACTTCGATCCTGGTGACGGGTTGGGTCGTCGATCGTTCGGACATTTACGACAGCCCCGAACGCGAATTGTTAATGCATGGCCTGGGGTCCGGAGCCGAGGCGATTTATTGCCAGTTTCAGACCAGGCGCAACGTCGGCGCGGGCGTGTTCTATTGGGAAATCCAGGGGGCCAGCGGATTCGACAACGGCGAACTGTTTGACGATCAACCTGGATCGTCGAAACAGACCGTTGATACCGACGATTTGTCGACGCCGCTGAATAACGGAATTATCGATTATTGGTTCGTCATCGATCCGTTTCACATCAAGGGGATTTTCAAATCGGGGTCGTCATATACCAACCTATACACGGGGTTTATCAATACCTATGTGACCGCCGCCGAATACCCTTATCCGCTTTATGTATCGGGCTGCAGTTCAGCATCGTCCCGGAATATACCGTTTAACGACAGTTCGGACTTTATGTCGGGAATGCATGACCCCATTTCGTTTAGTTCCGTCCAGGACGGCCCCGGCGCATTGCGTGAAGTGGATGGTCAATGGTATCGGTTCCGGAACGCCTTTCCGTCGGGGGCGAATAAGAACACGGACAGCCCGGAACAGCGATCGATTTATCCCTGTCGAATGATGCCAAATAGTTCGGCGGTAATCACCCCGCAAAATAGATTTTCGGGATCGTCGATCGTCGGGACGAGGGCGGACGCCTGGTTCGGGGGCTTGTTAGCTGCGGGCGGGGCCGCGCAACTGGACCCGACCCCGGACAGCGCCGGCGATATTCAATTCCTATGGCCGAATGTTCTCTATCAGCAAATTCCTTCGCTGCAAATCCTGGGCGAACTGATCGACGTTTATCCGGTTGTCGTCCGGGGGATCGGGGCGGTCAGCGAAGACACCATGACCGACGCGAACGGGAACACTTATATCCTTTTCCAAAACTGCAACCGGACGGACACCTGGGCGTTTTTTGCAATCAAGCGGAATTTTTAATTATGGCTTTTCAAACTGGAACATCGTCATCGATCGAAAACCTGTTAACTCAGCTTTCGACCTTCGCCGTCGCCAACGGCTGGACCGAAGATTTTTTCACGGCGGAAGGGGCCAACCCTGGGCGAATGGGCCTGTCGAAAAACGGAATTTTCGTGGCGTTTGTTTATGACGAAGACGTCGACGGCGGCGTTATCGGGATTGGGATGAATACGTCGAACGATGACGCCGCCGACCCCTGGTTATCGACCGGCGACGATGGTCAGTTGTATAGCAACCCCGACGCCTTCCCCGGTTCGATCAATACCCGGCGATGTGTTGACAGAATCGAAGGCCCGCACGTCGCATACTACTTTTTCGAACAGGACGCGAACCCGGCTTATTTGCATGTAGTCGTTGAAGTATCAACGAATCGATTCCGTCATTTCGGAATGGGCGAACTTGAAAAGATCGGCGATTGGGTCGGCGGCGAATACGGCTATGGACATTTTTGGCTGCAAGGGACCCAGTCGGACCTTCCTGATAATAGCCAGCATTGTTTTATGATGGATTCAGGCGCGTCGAACTCGTTAAATCGTCACGCTGGAATGCGCGCTTCGGGGTTGCCAGCCCTGACCGGCGCGGAAGAATGGTTGCGGGTTGGCGCGCCGGGGCCGTTCCCGGCTGGCCAGGATAGAGCCGGGGAAGATCGCGGGGCGGCGTTCGGCGGGGCGCGCGGCGGACCCGTTGGTCAGGCATTTTCTTATTTGGAATTTTCACAATTGTCCGCTTTTAAACCATTACTTCCGATCCCGATATGGTTTTCAAATACCAGTTTGAACCCCGATACTGTAATCCTATTGGGGACGCATCCCGACGTCAGGTTGATCAATAACGCCAACATTGAACCGGGCGAAATCATCACGGTCGCGGGTGAAGATTGGTTCATATTCCCCTGGACGATTAAAAAATATGTCCCAAACGATAACCTGGAACAATCGTGGAATGCGGGCGTTGCCTACCGGCGCGAAACCGCCTAAATCATGGCGGATTTTCCGACAGTATTACCCCCCGGAATCATAGCGCCGAACGACCAGGTCGGCCAGGTTCGGACGGATCGGTTTTACATGCCGGGGATCGGGCCGACGGGCTATTTCGACCCGCCGAATAATCCGGTCCCCCTGGCGCGCGCCCCGGCTGGCGAGATATCCATCGACGACGGTTCCCGGTCCGGGACCCGGATGAAAATGTTCACCCGGTCCCCCGTGTCGAATGCGAACACGACCTGGGGGGTCGGCGGCCTGGGGTTGGCGTTGACGCGCCAGGTCAATCGGAACGCCCGTCCGGCGTTGAAGATCAACCGACCGACCGGCCTGGAAGATATCCCCGGCCCTGACCGGGGCGGTTTTGGCCTGGGACCCGGCGTCGAATGGTTCGAACAGATCGTCGTCAACCCGCAACGGCTGGCCCTGGGGAACGTGTTGTCGTCCCAGATCCGGAACATTGAAATATACAACAGCTTCCGACGCGCAAAAATAACGGTTCAATGGACGACCTTCGTCAATAACGTCGGGGTCGGGGTCAACGTAACCAACCTTCCCGGATTGCCGTTCGCGTTACTGGCGACCGAAGGTTTCATCGCCGACGTGTCGATTTCAACCGCTGGTCCGCCGTCAATCAATGGGACCCTGGATTTTACGTTCGGCCCGCCGCAATCCGAAACCGTCCCGGTCCTGGTGACGGGAAACAGGATCACGATTTTCCAATACATTCCCCAGGCCCCGATCGGGGAATCGCTGAAATTCAAAACCGACATATTGCGGAACAACGACGGGACCGAACAGCGGGTCAAACTGCGCCAAGCCCCGCGTCAGATTATCAGCTTCACGGTCCGGACCGACGGAAACGTGACCCGCGATTCAATCAACGCGGTCCTGTTCGATTGGCAGGCGCGCGTTTTCGGCGTCCCGGTTTGGTTCGAACAGCGGCCCCTGGACGGGGATATAATCGTCGACGATACGAACATAAACGTCGACACGTCAGCAGCGGATTTCCGGCTTGATTCCCTGGTCATGGTTTGGACCACGAACCAGGATTTCGAAGTCCTGGAAATCGACAGTTTCACGGCGAACAACATCGTCACGAAAACGCCATTCGCCAAAGCCTTCACGGCGGGGCTTTCGGTCGTGACGCCGGTCCGGACGGCATTCACGAAACCCGCATTGTCGAACAAGCGGTTCGCGATCGGGCCTTCCGACTTCGGAATGGAATTCGAAGTCCTGGACAATATCGACCTGGCCGCCCTGGGTCCGTTTAATACCTATCAAGGGATCGGCCAATCGATCGCGAAGCCGATCCTGGACGGGTTTAATTTCATGCCGTCGGCGACCATCGGCGAAGGCAACCGCCGCAAGGTCGAACGCCTGGACGTCATCACGGGGCCGCCGACACAGTTTTCGCCCTGGGCGAAGGGGAAGCCGATCTATCAATTCGGGTTCGAAGCGAAGTCGCTGGCCGAAGTTTTCGAATGGCGTCAACTGGCCCATTTTTTGCGCGGGTCACAGCTGTCGTTTTATGTCCCGACCGGGCGGACCGACTTCAAGCCGGTCACGGACATCGGGAACCTGGCGACTTTCATCGACGTCGAAAATTTCGGCTTCACGAATTTTATCCAGGAAGTGACGCCGCGATCCGATCTTCGATTCGTGCGGATCGACGGGACGTCGTCGGTTCACCAGATCGTAGCCAGCCAGGAACAAAGCCCGACCGTCGAACGAATATCCTTTTCGCCAGCCCTTTCCCCGGCCCTTCCTGTTGTGGATATCGATCGAATCGAATTTGTGACACTATGCCGGATCGATCGCGACCAGGTCAGCCTGACCCACGGACGACCAGGCGAAGCGCGAATATCTTTTAATTTGATTGGGATCCCGGCATGACGTTCGAAGCGTTCGAAGACAGCGTCGAAGACGGAAACATAATTGAACTTTATCAGTTCACCCAGGGCGCGGTCGTTTCCCGGTTTACGAACTTCAACCAGGACGTGGTCTTCAACGGGTCGCAATGGTTGGCCACGCAGATCAGCCGCGAAGATATCGAGCGCGGTATCGAAACCGGGGTCAACGATTTAAAAATTCATATGCCGCTGGACAATCCGATCGCGTCGCAATTTATCCCGAACATTCCGGGGAAGGTGATCGACGTTATTATTTATCGCGCGCATTTCACGGACCCGGCGGAACAGGTTTTGGTTGTCTTCGAAGGCTTTATCGCCCAGGCCGCATTCGACGGCGGGATCGAGGCGACGTTAACCCTTCAACCCTTCACCAGCCAATTCAAACGCAACGCCCCGCGATACACATATCAAAGCCTTTGCAATAATGTCCTTTACGATTTCGAATGTAAGATCGCCAGGGGGTCGTTTACGCATGTTGGGCTAGTGTCCGGAATCGATACCACATTGCGAACGATCACTGTTAACGGCGTCGTCGGTAATGGGTCGGACTGGGCCGTCGGCGGCTTCGTCGCGTTCCCTGCAGGCGGCAACGACGACCAACGCCTGGTCGTCGCGCAATCGTCCGACACGTTGACGTTATTGTCGAACTTTGCCGAAACGGTCCTGGGGTCAAATGTCGACGTCTTCGCAGGCTGCGCCCACGATATAACGACTTGCGACGTCAAGTTTTCCAACGTGATCAACTTCGGCGGCTTTCCATATGTGCCGGTCAAAAATCCCTTCGGGTCGACATTGCGCGGGGGTTCGTAATGCCGTTTTTAACGATGTTGCTGGTCTATGTCGCGACCTTCCTGATCACTGAATTATTAAGGCCGAAGCCAAACCTGGAAAACGCGAAGCCCGCAAGCCTGGGCGACTTCCAGGTCCCGACCGCGACCGAAGGCCGCCCGATCCCGATCATATTCGGGCGGGTCAATATGAAAGGCCCGAACGTCATTTGGTACGGGGATTTAAGAACCAAAAAGATCGAACAGGAAGTTTCGACCGGAATGTTCAGTTCGGAAGACGTGACCATAGGCTTCGAATATTACCTGGGCGTCCAGTTGGCACTTTGTCGCGGCCCCCTGGACGGCCCCCTGGATCAGTTGATCAATGTCCGAAATGATGATTCGTTCGTATGGGGTCCGAAAGGCCCGAACGCCGAAGCCGCGATTACACCATCCCCGACCGGGACCGCGTTTTCGATCGACGTGAAAAATCACTTCGGCGAACGAAAGGACCCAGGCCAGGGCGGCCTGTTATTGCCTTGTGAATTTTACGACGGCAGTCAAACGCAAAGCGTCGACGCATACCTGGCCGGATTTCAAACCCCGCTTCCGGCTTATCGCGGGACCAGTTACATCGTCATCAAACAAGGCTGGATCGGGAATAGCCCGAACCTTCGGGCCTTCGAATTCGAAATGGGTCGTATCCCCGACGGCCTGAACCTGGCCGGGGTGCAACCAGGCGACGAAATAATCAATGACGGCGCGAACCCGATGAATGTCATTTATGAAATTCTGACGAATCCGGAATGGGGGCTGAACCTGGGCGCGATCCAGATCGACGTCGCGGGGCTGCGCGCGGTCGCGGCGACGCTGGCCACGGAAGGAAACGGTTTCGCTTTCATATGGGACCGGGTCCAGGAA